AAGATTTAAACTTATTATCTCTTCTTGCAAAATATGTTCAAATCTATTCATAAGATCCATTCTTATAAGTATCTACATTCTGTTTTAATCTGGACCAACCGGCTCTTGAATAGTTCTTTCGAAACTTTATGCTTTCAAGAAAATATTTATATCTTGGCATATCAAAGTAAGTAAAATTTTTGTGAGTAATTAACGGTTTGTAATCAATGCTCATTAAAGATAATCTTTGCAGAGCTTCCTTAATCTTTGGCAACGGTTTTGAAAAATGATCTGCACAATCAACCATTCTTACAAAAGGAGATAATCTTTTTAGATCATAATTCTTACATAAATATTCATATAGTCTGAAATCAAAGTCAGACATATCCAGGTCAAATAACTTTGGATCACTTATATAAAATTGGCGCAAATGCTCTCCTCTTCCAACAACGTGGATCTTCTTTTAATTTTTTTAGAAATAAATTTTGCTTTGAACACTTTGGAAAATGTTCAGCTTGCTTATGCTCCAGGAATTGTAGCCATTGATCAGCACTTATTCTTTTAGGTTCTGAATAATATCCGCCTGGATAATCTGGAGCTATTTTTTTGACGTAGAACCACATCATCATATCTCCAACTGCATGATACCAGAGTATAAAAGCCGGTATTCCGGCCATTTCAGCTAGTCTTTTGGTTATTTTATGCGGTTTTATTAGCTTTTGATTATTGTAATATACTGTTTCAACAAGGAATAATGGCTCTAAACAAGCATTACAGCTAGAAACTTGATCAATATCACTAAAATTTAAGCAATTATGTTGTTGCCTATGCCAAGTTGAGTATTTGCTGAACTTGACATCGCTAAAATACACCTGTTTTACCATGTTTTTAGCCATTAATTGATAGAATTAGATAGTCAAGCTATTTTATTGCTTATACGCAATTTTTCTTGATTAGACGCAATTAATCCTATAGTACATGGCAATTAATATGAATAAAATCAAAGATATTTGGAAACCATCACAACCACAAAAAGGTCTACTTAGAACCAAAAAATTTATTAAAACATTTGATCCAATTATAGAAATGAAAATTGGAAAAGACGGCGTTGAAGCTAAAGTCGAATTTCTTTTTATAGATAAAGATTTTCTTCCAGTAGCTAGATCAATTTTAGGAGAACCAGATAATTTATTAAAAATAAATTTTCCAGAAAAAGCAAAAGTAAAAAGAATTATTTCTGGCTCATCAGATAAAGTTTATCTTTTAGCATCTAAGCAAGCTTCAATGAACGGACTTGGTGTTGAAAGATCATTTAATCATAGATGGAATAGATCTTTATTAAATCTTTTAAACGAACCTTCACCGAATAAAACAATGATTAATTTAGGTGTTGTTCCTTCAACATATCAATCAGGTTTATACAATATAAAAAATCCATCAGAAATATTAAGAGAAAAGTTTAATGCAAGCGGAATTACAAACGCAAAATTATTTTCAGAACAATCTGGTTTAAGTGAAAGTACAATTCTTAGACATATGGCTGGTACTATGGATATGTCGAGAGATGCAGCTTTTAAATATTCAAAAGTTTTAGGATGTGATCCTAGTGAACTATTATTTAATTCTTTAGATATTCCAGTCTGGGGTAAGTCAGATACACAAGATTTAACTGGTCAAGGAGATTTTGCAGTTCTTCCAGGAGAAATAATTGGATTACAAAAAGAAGAATATATTTCCTGTCCAAGAGAAATTTATAGACCTGATGTAAAAGCAATTCGGATTGAACAAGAAAATTCTATTTTTCATAATCATATAGCTTACTATTATAATTCAAATGAGCCTGTAGTACTAGAAGGTCAAATGGTTATTGTTGGAGTTCAAATAAAAAACTTTAGAGATAACAATAAAAGATTTAGATATTTTTTTGGTATTTATAGAAAAAATAAAAATAATAAAACAGTTGATATAATTAATGCAGATCCTGAAGCTGTTCCTATATCATCGGTAGATCCAGATGAGGATTGTAATTCATTTGATGATTTAAAATATTTAATTGAAACAAGTCGTACAGTAATTGATGATATTAAACCAGAATTTGTTGCGCCTGTTATTGCTTTAGTTAATCCAGACAATATAAAAGATAAAAAAGATTATATTAGAGATCATTCAAAATTTTATAACATGGCAAGAGCCACTGATGTTTTTGGTAAAGATGAAACGAAAAAATTAATATTAAAAAATTATATAATAGAAAGAGAAAAAGAAAAAATTCAAGAAGAGATAAGTCAAGGACTTATTAAATATGGTCTTACTGAAAGACAAATAGAAGAAAAAGCAAGAGTTAAAGCAGAACAAATATTTTTAAGAGTACGAGATACAGTCTTTTCAGATATAGCTGTAAAAATAGGTAAATCACTTCGAGGTGTAGATAATGTTAAAATTATAGAAGTTAAAGAAAAAAAAGGTGTTAGAGCTATTGATGAAGAACTAACCAAAGAAGAAATTGATAGAATTAATGCTATCGACGATCATTTAAATGATGTTTTTGAACACCAAACAGCAATGGCCGAAAGCGCGGAGAATAAAATTGTCTAAAAATCCAGAAGAATTATTAAAACCTAAACAAGTTTGGTACGAATTTGGTATAAAAGTAAGAGCTTTAGCCTATATGAGAGATCAAACTATAGATCTAGGTCGCCAGATTGGTCCTATTTGGATTAATCCTAGAGACACAAATATATACTATTATAAGCGTGTATGGATAGAACAATGGTTAGAACGAGACACTATTGGAATTGTTCCACAGTTACAAAACGACAAAACAAACAAAAGTAACAAAAGTAAATCAAATATACTAAATTACCCAAAGCATCCAAAGTAACAAAACCGACATCGTGAATATTCTACATAGGAATAAAACCTATGAATGATTTTAAAACAAGACAGTATAAAAAAACTTTCAGATCCTTTAGAAGAAAAAATACTTTCACCGGTATTTAAAAATTTAAACTACAATCATCACTCACCTACTTCAGCAGAAATGTTGGATGGTCCATTCATCTATCAAAAAATATTTTTAACTCAAGAACAAAGAAGATTACTAGAAGGCAATGCAAACATGGCTGCTGGTGTAGCAGTTAATGATGCTTTGCAATGGCACTACTCAAATACCATTTGGAAAATGAACCCACTTACAAAAAAATTACAGTCTCAAGATAATGAAAAATTATCTGAAGATGCAGCTATACAAAAAGCATTAGAAAAATTTAAAGAATATAATCCTGTAAACGATAAAGATAGAGATAAGTTTGAGAAGTACCAGGAGACAATTCCTCAAACAATTAGACAAGGATTTAAAGCGTGTGAACAAGTAGGTATTGCAACAGCAAAAGATATTGTTGGTGAAGCAAGCGTTAATCACACCGATTACAGACTTCAACTACCTCAAGTAGGTAGAACTGACCTTACATTTAAGGATTTTAAATCATCCGAGCAATCTGGTGGTGCATCTACTTTCCATAAGAGTAGCTCTGTTCTTTCGGTCCTTGAATTTAAAACAGTTTGGCAAAAACCATTGAAGATTAAAAAGGATGGTAGTCGTGGCTTCTCATCATCTCGACTGCCGTCCACTCCTTCGTTAAGTCATTTGAGACAGTTAAGTTTTTATACGGTTTCTTTATCTAAACATTCTCCAGTGCCGTATTTAATTTACCTGTCCTCAGATGGCTATCAAATTTTTTCAAAAAATAATTGTGCGGATTTAGAAGAAGGAAATATTAAAAATTATTACGAACAGTTTACTAACAAGTGTATCAGAAGAGAAAGATTGCTAACTAGATATGCTCACTTAAACGATAAAGATGCAATCATAAGAGAATTAATAGCAGACACAGAACCACAGTTCGAACATCCATTTTATTGGTCGATCGGTCATGAATTTTTAAAAGAAGCTAAAGAATTATGGAGTAACACCAAACAATGATTACTCCTTCTATCATCACTTACACAATCATAATCATAGGAGGTTACTATATATGTCAGATGATAAATTAAAGTCTTGTATTACGGACTTTAAAAAAAGTCTTAATGGACAGACTATAAAAATTCATAATAACGATTACGCTACAGTAGCTCATAGAATAGGTATCTTTCGTAGAAATCTAGGAACTGCTGCAACTATATCAACTCAATTAGTACATCAAGACGATAAAAAAGTTATCGTTAGAGCTGAAGTATTTATTGATAAACAATTAGTATCTACTGGATTAGCAGAGGAATTAAGAGCTGCTAGTAGAATTAATCAAACTTCTGCGTTGGAAAACGCTGAAACTTCTGCTGTTGGAAGAGCTTTAGCATTACTAGGCTTAACTAATGACAGAATAGCAAGTGCTGAAGAAGTATCTGCTGCTATTGTCCAACAGGACCAACAGCTACAAACAGCATTAACCGAGCTTGATAAGGTCTCTCATCTTGGTTCATACAAGTCTTGGCTTACAACTAATCAAAAATTAATGCAGACGGTACGGACTAATAATCCAATCGCCTACTCACAATTTTTGGAAAAGTTTAACAAGATTAAATCTAAACTTGAGACCAATGGAGTAATAAAAAATGGCTGAAGAACAAGCTAAAGAACGTAAATCATTAGGAGTAGTTTTTCCTAATATAAATAAGGAAAGTCCAAAGAGTTACGACCTTAAAGGAACTGTAACTACACCGGATGGTAAGAAATATCGGATTGGAGCTTACAAAGCTGAAGCTTCTGGTACAGGTAAACTTCCTAAAGGAAGCACCTATTATTGGATGCATAGAGTTGAAGAGCTTGAAATGAACCAGGCTGGTGAAAGTTTTGATCCAGCATCTTTGGAGGCATAAAAATGGACACGGACCGTTTTAAAAGCATTGCCTTAAATATGGACACTTACAATAAGCTTAGAGAACTATCTGATAAGCAGTTTGAAATGCCACAATCAATGGCAAAAACAGCTTCTTATTATATTCAACAAGCTCATAAAGATTTTTCAGAAAAGAATAAAAATGGAAAACAAAGAGCAAAAGCTTAAAGAAATCCGTAAATCTAAACAAGAAGAATACGGCACTGATTTTGGTGTAGCAATGAATGACATTGGACACCTATGGTCGGTTCTTCTTGGATTAGATGCTGCAATACCTGGTTATATGGTGGCCAATATGTATGTAGCAGCCAAGCTATATAGAACAAAAGAAAAATTCAAAAAAGATACTTACGTTGATGCAGCGAACTATCTTTATCAAGCCGAAGAAATGCATAGAGCAGAAGAAAAATTATTTAATACAGATGGAATAGTTAAGGATCAAGTCGATGGATAATGTAATTAAATTTCCTACTACGCCAGAAAAAGAATTTTATAATCAAACAAAAGTTGCAAGAGAAGCTGCTAGTCAAATGATAGCAACACAGGAATTTCTTAACTACAGATTAAAGTTTAGTTGTTGGAAGGAATATAGTTTGACTGAAACTGATGTTGAAAATGTAGCTCTATATGGTGAACACATGAACCTTAAACCTATTATTGCTGTAAGATTAGCAGCAAAGTTAGCAGAGGTTCTTTGTAAAATTAAATACAGCGATCCACTAGATGATTACTATTAATGAGTAGAAAAAAATACGATACCAACTATTTAACTTATGTAAGCTATCAAGCTTTCAGCTCTGATATGCCAGTTCACCAAATCAATGACAGTAAATGGTGGATTAAATATGAAAACAAACTTCCAGCATTCTTTATTAATGCTGACAAGGTATTTAGGCAAATGCCACCTGAATGCTTCTATCTAACCGCTGAAAAATCAACCACTATGAATATGAGTAATTGGCATAAACAGTGTGAAGATTATTTCGGCATAACAATTGAGGAAATAAGATGCCTGACGGAAAAAGAGGATCAAAGAAAACAGCAGAAGATTTAGCTTTTAATACTGTTGTTGGTCGTAATATCAAATACCTAAGAAAAGCTAGAAAACTAAATCAAACCAAAGTTGCTTCATATTGCAAAGTAAAATTTCAGCAGCTTCAGAAGTACGAAAAAGGATTAAATGGATGTAGTGCTTATAGGCTACATCAATTAGCCAAGTTCTTTAATGTTAAATTAGAGGTCCTAATAGATCCTAATATGATTACTAAACATAGAGGCTTTACTGGCGATATGGACTGGCTCGATTATGAAATAGAGGTAGATAAAGCACTAGAAAAGCAAGCTTTAACGGATCAGATTAAGAAGGAGATAATAGCAAAATGTCCATAATCAAAGCAGATAAGGTTGAGGTGGAGATCCAAGAGCAAACTGATCCAGATGCTGCTTGTCAATATATGTGTGTTGTCAGCTATCAGCCTGAAGGATTGTTGAGTAAAGAAATAATAACTGTTCTTTTGTCAAACCTAAAACCGATAATTAAAAAGACGATAGACTTAGGTAATCAAGTAGTAACAAAAGAAGAAACAACAAAGCTTAAGTCTGATGTCTAATATAATTAAAACAACTCAAGGCGAAGCATCATTCAAGCTTAAAGAAGAGTATCAGAGTGAGGACAAGGCTATTAAAGGTGAAGATCCTATTGATAGCCAGGTTCAAATTGATGATCTTAAAATTGAAAATATTAAATACAAATTAAAGGAGGTATTAAAAGATGGCGCTAGACCAGAAGCTACTGAGACTAGAGAAAAGACATAAAGGTTTATCCAGAGTAACGGCTGCAATTAATGATCTTTATATATACGGTGTGTATGAGAGTAATTTTCCAGCACTTATGGCAACACTTAATGAAGCTAAAGATGCCTGTAAAGAAGAGCTTAGAGATACACATGTTGAGATTGTTGCAGCTAACAAAGCCAATCTTGTAACCGACACTCATAATACCGAAACAATAATAGAGGACGACTTTGCTTCATGACATACACAGGATTATTTGAAGAAGCTAAAGAAGTAGAAAAACTTAAAGAAACGATAAAAGATCTAAAAGGAAAAGTTAAAAACCTAGAAGGCCTGGAAGAAATCCATAAAAAAAACAATGGAGACTTGAGAGTTCATATAAGAAAACTTGAAAAAGAAATATATAAATTAAAGAAAGATAATAAGATCCTTGAAGAAGGTAATGAAGCTTTAGGTATAGTAAGGAAAAAAGACTAATGCCGCATCAAGGTAAGAAACATTACAATAAACGAATTACAAGAGCTGGAGGAATTGGAAGATTGGAGAGAGATAACTTTATAGGTGATGATAGTTTGATGAGAAAAGGAACTCCAATGAGAAAGCAAATAAACTTATATTGGCAAAAGAGAGCCGAAGACAAGAAAAGATACCTTCATAGAGCCACGCACATTAAGATCTTGAAGTGATTGTGATCTATACCTCATAGAAATTTTAGTATATATATGAGTTATGAGTAATAAAAAAATTTATGTTTTAAAAGGTAAACGAATTAAAGCTTTAACAATAAAGCAATTAGTTAATAAGCTTAATAAAGTATCTTTTAGCCAACAACTTTTTTTATCAAAGTCAGAGGCTATAAAATTTAGAAAAAAATATAATTCCTAATATTTAACAAAAAACGCTTTGGCAAAGCCACATAGAGCCACGCAGACTGCAATCTAGCAGTCCGCATGACCATTGATACCTATTAATTTTTAGTAATTTGTAGCTTTATAGCTTTTTGAACAGCTCTTCTTCTGGCTGCTCTTTCTTCTGGAGAGACTTGTAACACATGATTACCGTAAATACTTTCAGTAGTTTTGTAATCACCATGTCCTAAAACATTCATTACATAGTTTTGATCTATTAAAGGATCGGATTTAACAGCATTAACTAAATGCGTTGCTAAACTATGTCTAAATACCTTTGTTGGACAGTCTTTAAATGGAGAACTAATAATAGTAAAAGTTTTACTAACACCTCTATTACCAGGATTTCTTTTACCATCTATATTATTGTTATCTTTAACCTTCCACTCAAGTTTTGCTAAACCATACTCTTCGTATGTCTCCCAAAGCATTGTTCTAAAAGAATATGATGACATTGGTCCTTTAGTTTTAAGTGAAGGAAATAAATAAGGATTATCTAAATGTTTAATCTTATTAATCCACTCCGTTATATATGGAAGATAATCATTTTGTATTTCCACATATCTAGTTGATGCTCTCTTTTTAGTTTTCTTTTTAAACCTATTTTCAACATGGTCAAATACTCCACCAATATAAATAGACTGATCAACTAAATTAACATCAGCTTTCTTTATGCCTTTAAGTTCAGAATATCTCAATCCAAGATATGTAAAAGAAGCAATAGCTGTAAGTTTTAATAAATCTCTATAACTATTTTTTCTCTTTTCATATAAACCACCAATTAATCTAACAGCTTGAGCTGGTTGAATAATCGCAGTTTCTTTTGGATAGAAATCAGCATCATCTTCAGGCTGCAAGTGAAATTGTTTAGACATTTTCCAATTGAAAACTGAATGGTCAACATTCATCTTTAGACCATCAGCGTCTCTTAGAAATGTTTTAATCTTGCTAATAACATTCTTAGCAGTTTTCCAAGGTACTTGTTTTTGAGTATAAAGACATTGAACAAACTTATCTAATACTGGACCACAAACTTCATCTATATAAACATCAGGAAAGCAAGGTTGTATATAAAGCCTACTAGCAGTTTCATAATATTTAATACTTGCTTTACTTAGTCTAACAGTTTGATCTTCAGCTAGTTTTAGTCTGTTCTCAGCATATCTTTTATACTCATCCTTAAACTTAAACCGATTTGTAATAACAACTTTTTTAGTTGCTACATCTGCTATCAGTTGTTTAAGTAAAATATTGGCATCAGTTTTATTAGTAACACCTTTACCAATTTGTTTTCTGTTATCTGAATAATTTAAGATAACATACTTATTACGCTTCTTACTTATTCTTAGGTCTTGCATATATATTTAATACCGAACCCAGATAGATAGTCAAACATGGTGCTAAAATGGTGCTAAGAATTTCAGCACCAAAAGATTTTAAAAAATGTGGTGCTAAAATGGTGCTAACACCAAAATTTAAAACAATGGATGTTGTGATTTTCCTATGTTTTTTATTTCTATTCAAGGTTTTAGTATCCTTTCATATTAGTTAATAAAACTAATAGAAATTGTAAGTATAGGACAATCTAGATTTTTTAGAAAACCGTTGCTCTATCCAACTGAGCTAAGAGCGCTTTAACCATTTGGTGCTGAAATGGTGCTAGACCATTTAGCATAGTTTTCTTAGCACAGTTGTTTTTAAATACAATCCTCATTAGCAACTTATTAATATCAAAAAATATAAGATACTAAAAGGTTAAATAAGTGAGTCCTAGACTCAATTTTAGGTAGGTAAAGGTTTAAGGTAGGAGATTTTTAGGAATAAAAACCGGATTTATAGATGGTATTTGGCAAAGGAATAATTGGAGCTTTCTTTTTACAATCTTCAACATAATCTCTCATGCAATCTTTATCAGGTTCTTTTCCTGGAGTATGAATTTTGCAAAAAGTTTTTCTTTCAGCATTTACGACATAGGTATCGGCTTCTTTGCCATTTAAAATTAGCTCGGTGTTACACCAATCGCATTGTCTAGCGAAAATATTTTTCATTTATTAGTAAATAGGATTTAAGGAGAAATTAGTTTCTTTACTTGTTCCACTTCCAAGTTTGAGTTACTGATTTATTTAATT